CAGTCGCCAACGCATGAGTTGCGCGGCGATCATCCATCAGAACCTGGCGATAATGATCCAGCCTGTTAGCCACCAACTGTGCATAGCCAGCGATGTCACGCCAATGATCTGGTTCAGCTGGGTCGCCGGCAATGATGCGCCCGATCTTGTGAGCGATCATGTCCAAGGTCTCGGCCATGTCGTCGTCGAGCCTGCGGTCCAGGTCGGCTACGTTGTGGGTGATGACACGCTTCAGGTCTTGGGTGATGGCAGAGTGGATTTCGTAGTCCCCGTGTGTCCGTTCTCGTTCTGCAAGGAGGGCATCGATGTCTGTTGTCATGCGGCCTCTGGTGGTGTGGGTTGGTTGTTGGTGGATCCAAGGAATCGAGCTGCTTGTTGGCGGTCCCGGCGACCGAGCGCGGTCAACAGGTACCCCTTGGCGCTGGGCCTGATAAGTGCCGACTGATTCAACATCGACAGCTGTGCCTTGATGGCGCTTGTCAGCCAGGCTGTGTCCCGGGTCAAGTAAGCGACGCGGACCTCGGCTTCCAGTTGATCTAACGACAGGGCCTGTGGGTACGCAAGCCACAACCTGTCGAGTAGGTCGGACCGGAGCTGGGCCAGCACAACGGCTTCGGGTTTCATGGCGTCGCCTCCCTTGTTGGTGGTGCTGCATCCTCGCCGGCCCGGTAGGTGCTGAGCACGTGCTCGGCCCAGGCCGCGGCGAGGATCACGGCTTGGCTGTTGGGCGTGGTGTTGTACCTGGCTCGCCACCAACTGCGGTAAGCCTCCATCAATTCGTAAGCAGTGGGCATAAGGGTGCATCGGGTGTTGTGGTGCTGCGCCGGTGAGGGCAGCAGAGAAGGGGCCGGGGCCCCCTCCGTGCTGGCTTCAGTGGTCTGACATATCCGGGAAGCTATACGTCTCCCGATGCGGTGGCTCCGTTGTGATCTGGAACCAGGGGCACACCCAATCCCAGTGGCTCGGGTGTGCCTCGATTTCAGCGATCGTCTGCCTGATTGCGGCCTGTGCTTCGGCTTTGGTGCCGTAGCTGTTGACGAAATCGACAGCGCCCTGGTCGTGCGCGTAGACGTGAAAGGCCATCAGATCCACTCCCCCTGGATGCAGGAGCCGAGCCGCAAGGTTGCTGCCAGGCGTTCACCGTGGGCGATTGCGTCTCGCTCGTTGTAGTGCAGGGTTCTGTTGTTGCCAATCTGGCAAGCCCAGGCGGTGTGAGTCATGCTCCACCAGACAAGGGCGATGGGTGCTGGGTGCTGGCTGTTCATGCGTGCGTTGCTGCGTTGGGTGTAGTGCTGCTGTGAGGGCAGCAGAGAAGGGAGCAGTGCTCCCTTCCGTGCTGTCGTCAGGCCTTGGCCCAGTAGCCGTTGCAACTGTGGCCGTTGGCGGTGCGTTTGTACCCGAGATGCTGGGTCGGGTCGACGTAGCGCCATGTGCGCCAGTTGCCACAAGTGAACTGCTCGTAAGCAGCGATTACCGCTTGCTCTGGGCTCAAGGTGTATTCGTAGGTTTCGCCTGTATCGATGCGGTGCACGGTCGTCATGAGTTCACCCAGACCGCATTGGTCAGGTCGTAACGGGCGTCATCCAGATCCGTGACCGACCAACAGATCCGCGTCAGGGCCCCGGGCGCCGGGTCACGATGCCGACCTGTCACAAAGAACGGGTAACCAGCGGCCGGGCCGGGTTGAACCGTCTCGATCAACCAGTCAGGCGCGGATCCTTTGGTCTCGTATCGCTTGCCCCCGCATTCGAAGTAACCGGGCGGCACACCCCAGCGGGCGGCGACGGTGTGAATGGGCAGGGCTGTGGTTGTGGCCGTGGTGTTGTTCATGGTCCGGGGAATTGAGTGCGAGTTGAGTGAGCGGGGATTGAGGTATGGGTGGGCCGCGGCAGCTGGGCCAAGGTCAAGAGCCAGAGCGCCGAGGTCACAGAAACGACGGCCAGAACCGTGGCGAGTGGGTGTCGCATGGGTTCAGGCTTCCCAGTAAAAGAGGCCAGCGAACCAGAGCCGGGCGTCGACGGTGTCCGGGCTGAAGTACCGGGCCCAAGAGGTGCCCCAGTCCTGGTGCTCGAACCAGCAGCGGCACGGCTCGCCGTTGCACAGCTCACCGATTAACCGGAGAGCCGGCCCGCCTGTGGTGATGAGCACCCGAAACTCAGTCGGCTCCATGGATGCCGACTCATCCGGGCACCGCCAGCCTTCCCGGATCTCGACCGACAGCGCAGCTTCCCGCATGGCGTCCTCGATCCATTGGGCCACCACGTCGTGGTTTGTGCCGTCGTAGCCGTGCTCTCTTAGGACTGCTTTGGCTTCGGTTGAGAGGTGCTTGCCCTCGCCTTCCTCGATGCAGAACCCCCAGGCTTCATGGGCGGCGGCGATTGATTCGCTCCAGGCTTTGGCATTGGTCTCGGCTGAGCTGAGTTCTGTCGTCGGTGTTGTTGCTGTTGTCACGGTGATTTTCTGCGGTGTTGTTGTTGTTGTTGAAATGGGGGCCCGGTGATTTTCTGCGGTGTTGTTGTTGTTGTTGAAATGGGGGCCCGGTGATTTTCTGCGGTGTTGTTGTTGTTGTTGAAATGGGGGCCCGGTGTGGGCCCGGTGTGGTCGGGGCGGCTCAGTACCCGAGCCAGGCCAGCAGGGCGGCCGCGTCGTAAGCATCTGGCAGCGCATGGGCGCAGCAGTGGCCAAGCCAAGCGCCGAAGGTCTCGCCGTGGCCGTGGAGGATGGCCTCCGTGTCGCTGTGGGTGTACCGGCCATCACGGCCGGCCCAGCTCAGCATTGCGGCTTTGCTGTCGGTCAGTTCGGCCGCTGCTCGGTCAATGGGCACGGCGTAATCGGCAAGCAGGCGTTCGGCTGGTGTTGCTGTTGCTGTTGTCGTTGTCATGGCTTCAGGTCTGCGGATGGGATGGGATGGGTTCAGGTCTCAAGCCGCCAGGGCCAGACGTACCCGGTGCCGGGTCACGCCCAGGTGTTCAGCAATGCGGCGCTGGCTCCAGCCGGAGCGGCTCAGGCGTCGTGCCCGTTGCTCGGTCGACTCGGTGGCCCAGAGGATCACCAGGACGGGCAGCAGCAAAGCTGCGAGGCACAAGGCCAGGAAAGACGTTGTCATTGGCTTTTCTGCGGTTGGTTGTGTTGCAACCCTGGACCTTCGGCCCGGTTGCCCCCTGAGTATAGGCATGGGTCAAGCCGGGTGAAGTTTGGGGGGCGGTTTGTGATTTAAGGACCCAGGTCGGGAATGAGAATCATTCTCACCGGACCCCCTGCCGACCCTGGCCAGACCCCCTGTCCAACCTGCGTACCTGCCTGTCTGACAGGTACGCAATGGCCCAGATCTCTTGGTATCACTGGGCTCTGCCCGCCTCTGGACAGCCCCCAGGTGCACTTTGGACAATGCGGGAACGACCCCGGAGGGGGGTGTGCCCCGCTGACGCCTATAGCGTAAGCCCTTCACATTTTTGGGTCAAAAATCTACCCAACAAAAGCCCCTCACATTTTTCGACCAAAAATCTGCCCACCCTTTATCCACCCTTATCAAACGACGTCCGCCATAATTCAATACAAGTGGATATAGGTAAATACAGGTGTCTATAGTTCTTTATAGATGACTATGTATTTTCATCATCAGTACCAATGAAAGAAGATCCTGGTTAACCATATTACTCCTAGGTTAACCATGTACTTGGTATTACCCTACCTCCTAACCGCTCCCCTTCGGGGAGCTATACACTATGGTTAACCATAGTAGCTATATAGTATCTATATACTATATATAGAGGGGGGGGTAAGGCCCCCCCAGCTCTTAGGACAGCCAGCCCTTTCCACTTTTTTCTGCAGCCTTTCTTTCTTCACTCACGCACACATATGTACTACTCCGCTGCTCTGGCGCAGCCAGTAGGCGGAGGCTTGGTCTCCCATGGCTACCATTGGCCCACTAGCTCCCCCGTGCCCCCATGGGTCGCCCTAACGAATCCGAGGCCTCAAGGGTCCTGTCGAACCTCCACACCGACCTGGCGCTCCACCTGCGGTCCAGGCTCGACGATGGGTCCATCAGCACCGCTGAGCTCAACATCCTTCGTCAGTTCCTGAAGGACAACGGCATCTCAGCTCAACCGGTGGCCGGCACCAGCTTTGGGGACCTGGTGGCCTCCTTGCCAGACATGGATAAGATTGTGCAAATGCCGCGGCGCAAGGCCGCCTAGAAGCCATGCCTGATCCCGCCGACATTCCATCCGGGTTCTACATCTCGACCTCGACCAACAACGCCATCGCCAATGCCCCTGCGATCGGCATTGGCCCCACTGGCTTCGGCACCGTGACCCAGGGGACCAGCAAGACCCAGGGCGTCACCTTGAACGCCAAGGCCGGTGTCATCACGATGCACAACGCGAGCCTGGCGTCCAACGCCGCGGTCCAGTTCACTTTGACCAACAGCGCCATCAGCGGCACCGACGTCGTCAACGTCAACCAAGGCACGGGTGGCACCGCTGGCTCGTACCAAGCCCACTGCGTTGACGTCGGTGCCGGCACGGCCATTTTTCGCGTGGTCAACACCAGCGCAGGGTCGTTAAGCGAAGCCGTGACCCTGAACTTTGTGGTCATCGACACTGTTGCCGCCTGATGGGCATTGCCGTTGTCAAAGACCTGGGCACATTGACCAGTGCAGGCCTCACGGGTGTGGCAAAAGCGGCAGAGGGGGCTTCCAACGCTGGCAACGGTGGTGGCTTTACCCTGCAGTACGGCGCCAAGCCCACCGCAGATTCCACTGGTACCGGCACCATCTCACCGTTGGCCGTGTCGACCACCAACTCGATCATCGTGTTTGCCCTGAAAGAGGAGCCCATCGTTACCCGCTACATCCTCGTCGCCTGATGGCAAACGACAAGGCTTTTGGTTGGGTTGGCTTGCCAGAGCCCCTGTCGTCAGATTTTCGATTTTTTCTGGTCCTGGTCTGGCGACACCTGAACTTGCCGGATTCCACTCCGATTCAGCTCGACATTGCCCATTACATGCAACACGGCTCTAAGCGCCGCATTGTTGAGGCGTTTCGGGGTGTCGGCAAGTCCTGGATGGCCGCGGCCTATGTGCTGTGGTTGCTGCGCCTGGACCCACAGCGCAAAATCATGGTGGTGTCGGCCTCCAAGACTCGGGCCGATGACTTCACTATGTTCTGCATCCGCTTGATCCGCGAGATGCCGATGCTCCAGTGTCTGGAGCCGGACCGAGACGAGCAACGATCCGCCGTGAACCGGTTCGACGTCAGGCCCGCTATCCCGGACCAGAGCCCATCCGTCAAAGCCGTCGGCATCTTTGGCCAGTTGACCGGGTCCAGGGCCGACTTGATCCTGTCTGATGACGTGGAGACACCGACGACGTCGTGGTCCGTCGGCATCCGGGAGAAGCTCCTGGCTGCTGTCGGTGAGTTCAACGCCATCTTGAAGCCCGGTGGCGAGATCATGTTCCTGGGCACTCCCCAGACCGAGGAGTCCATCTACAACAAGCTGGCCCAACGTGGATACGAGGTGCGTATTTGGCCGGCTCGGTACCCCGAGAAACCCGTCAAATACGGAGATCATTTGGCCCCTGTGATTGCGGAAGGGTGCCCAGAGTTGACGAATCAGCCAACAGACCCAGGTCGTTTCAGCGAGATGGACCTGCTGGAGCGGGAGACGTCGTACGGCCGGTCGGCATTTGCGCTCCAGTTCCAACTGGACACCAGCCTCAGCGATGCTGAGCGGTTCCCGCTGAAGCTCGCGGATCTGATGGTCCTGGAGGTCTCTGATCACGCGCCAGAAAAGGTCGTGTGGTCGTCTGGGGCCGAGTACCGAATCAGCGATTTGCCGGCGGTGGGTTTCAACGGCGACTACTACTACCGGCCTGCCTACATCCACGGCACCTGGTTGCCGTTTCAGGGGTGCGTCATGTTCATTGACCCCTCTGGCCGCGGCCTGGACGAGACGGCCTACGCGATCGTGGCGCACCTCAACGGGAACTTGTTTCTGCTGGAGTCCGGGGCGTTCCGAGACGGGTACTCGGAGGCTGTTCTGCAGGGCCTGGCAGCGGCTGCAAAGCGCCAGAAGGTCAACTTGGTGCTCCTGGAGGACCAGTTTGGCCAAGGCATGCTGGAGAGCCTTCTGAAGCCGTATCTACAGGTGCAGCATCCGTGCACCATTGAGACGGTCAGGTCCAACGTGCAGAAAGAACGCCGCATCATTGCGGCCCTGGAGCCCGTCCTGAACCAGCACCGACTCATCGTCAGCCGATCGGTGATCGAGGGTGACGCCAAGACTCGTGACGACGAAGCCATCGAGAAGCGCCTGGCGTACCAGCTCTTCCATCAGTTGACCCACCTGACCGTCGACCGGGGCTGCTTGGCCCACGACGACCGACTCGACGCCTTGGCCGGTGCCGTCCAATATTGGAATGAATCGCTGGCCATTGATGAAGACCGAGCAATCAAGGAACGACAGTCAGAGCTTTGGGACCTGGAGCTTCAGGCGTACATGGGAGACCTTGAAGGAGCGCTCGACCGATCTCTTCTGGGCGGCAGCATTACGGATCTTGCTGCGGCCCCGGCCGCCACGGGCTGGATCAGGCCTCGTCGCTAAGCGACCTGGCACTAGGGCCTGGGTGATCCGGATCCCCGGTGAGTTCATTGGGTACGGGGGCGCCAGGGAGCTGGGCTCTTTTCAGACCATCGTCGTTGCAGAAAACGAAGAAATGGCTTGGGACATTGCCACGTACTGCGATGTCTGGGAACGTATCCCGTGGAAGGTGGACAACGTCCAAATCTTTCCCAAGACTCCTGTGACCGCAAATGGCAACCATTCGCCTGGCTGATGCTGCCAAGCATTACCAAGAGCAACCGCACCAGCTGGCCGCCTGGAACGCTCTGCAGCAGGTCCTGAGCCCCAAAGAGGTGGAAGATTTCGCCGCTTTGTACCGGACAGCTCCTGCAGTCAAGGCGTCACCCATCAGCAACCCGTTGCCGGTCAAATGGCAGAGCCAGCTCGATAACAAGTCCGGCACCGGGTACCGGGAGTGCTTCAGTTCCAGCTGCGCCATGCTCGCCATGCACTGGAACAAGGTGGCCAATGACGACGCTTACAACGCGATCCGGTCCAGATACGGCGACAGCACCGACGCCCAGGCCCAGCTCCTGGCCTTGCGCAGCCTTGGCCTCAAGGCCAACTTTCACACCGACGGCACCCCAGCCAAGCTGGAAGCCGAGATTGACGCTGGTCGGCCCGTAGCCGTGGGCTGGTTGCATCATGGACCCGTGTCTGGCCCCTCTGGCGGTGGCCATTGGTCAGTGGTGATCGGCTACACGGCCGTCGCCTGGGTTCAAAACGATCCCAACGGTGAGGCCAGCCTGGTTGGTGGTGGGTACACGGGCAACACCAAGGGCGCTGGAGTGATTTACAGCCGCCAGAACTGGAACCCCAGGTGGATGCCCGGGGGGACAGGAGGCTGGTACCTCACTTGCGCTTGATGCCGGCCTGTGACAACGCGATTGCCAGGGCCTGACGGGGATTTTTGACCACCGGGCCCCCTTTGCCGCTGTGCAAGCCGCCGGACTTGAACTCCCGCATGACCTTGGAGATCTTTTTGTCGGCCTTGCTCTTGTTTTTCATCGTTTCACCAGCGGGGTGATGACGCCGGCCAGGATTTCGATGGCCCGGTACAGCTTCACGGCCATTCTGCTGTACTTGCCCAGGACCTCGTTGTCCCGAGGGGTGGGTGTCAGGTTCACGATGGCCACTGCAGCGCCATGGACGGCGATTGCAACGGCCACGTACTCAGCGATCCGAGGTGTCATGGGTCGGAAGGGTGTTGGTTGCAGTTTGCCAGCCCTTGGCCAGGTTGTCTGCAGCCTCCTTGGCCAACCACCGGGTCGCCATCGCCTCGTGGTGCCAAGCGGTGTTCAACAGCTCTGCTGTGGCCAGGAGTCCTGACCAGTCCTCGTTCTCGTACAGCTCCAGCAGCTGTCGCTGAACTCGCTCCTCGCTCAGCTCAAGTTCAAGGCTCTGCTCAATCGGGTTCAACGCTTGCGCTCAATGACGCGAAGGCGCTCCTCATGGTCTTGAAGCATGACCTGCATCGCACCCAAGATGGTGGTCGTTTTGGCTTCAAACTTGCCCAGGCCCCCGGCAATCTTCCAGAGAGCGGAGACCCCGGCACCGCCGAGGCCAAGAATGGCAGCGAGGGTGGCGGGGTCCACGGACAACAGATCTACACCCTCGCAGTCTAGCGGTTGCTGCGGCCCCATCCAACCTGCTTCAGACAGTTGTCGCCGCTATGGGTGGCTAGGTCGCGTGGTTTTGTCATTGGAGGTTGCCGGGGTAGGGGTTGCTGGGCTGTTCCTAAGGGCGGTTTCAAGGGCACTAAGTCTTGCTTCAAAGCCTCGGGCAATAAACAGCAGGAGTTGTTCGGTGCGAAATGAATAAAGATCTCCGGCTTTCCTAACAAGTTTTTGATGCGCTGGTTTCTTGTCTGGGCCTTGCACAAGTTCACCGGTTTCTGGGTCTTCAACCCATGACGGCACTGCTGAAACTTCTTCGTACTCGTCCTCCCACTGGTTGTAGCAGATGAAGCCATAGGCCACTGGATCAAGGCCGTGATGCTCCATGATCTCAATGCACCTTTGCACGGTCATGCCGATATGCGTGCGAGCTGCGTCACCCTTTTGGGCAACTGACTCAATGAACTTGTAGGCGCCAACTTCCCGCGCCAAGTCCTTTGCCGCTGCGATCTCAGGATCACTAAGTTGCCTAACCTCGGTCTTGACTCGTGCATCCGAGGTGTTGA